TACCACTAAGCTAAAGGCCCCCCTGATTCGAATTAAAACTTATACTATTTTAGCTGTATCTCTTTTTCATAACGAGAGATCATCTCTTTAATCCATAGTTGTCGTCTTTGGGGTTCAGGCAGATGCCAAAATTTATCATCTTCTACATCTACATCGCCATCTCCCATCGCAAAAGCTACATATGTTTCAAGTGTACCATATTCTCCTAGCACTTCGCGTATCTTCATTTTTAGCTCGGAACTGAGCTTTGGTGAGACACACAGAAAATTTCCTGGATCATGCTCAATATCTTTAAGCATATCTACTTCTTCTGCGCAAAGTTTAATATAAGGGAACGTAACCATTTCTAATCACCGTTTGGATTAATTGCCAAGTTTCATTAAGGTAAAATCAATGGTGCCAACTATAGGATTCGAACCTATGGTCTCCTGGTTACAAAGCAGGTGCTTTACCAGCTAAGCTAAGTTGGCTTGTTGATTGTCAATAATAAGTGGTGGGCTGTACAGGTTTCGAACCTGTGACCAAGAGATTAAAAGTCTCCTGCTCTACCAACTGAGCTAACAGCCCGTCCATTCATTTTCTTCACCATGAGATAGTGGTGCCCGTGGCCGGACTCGAACCGGCACGACGATAACGTCGGAAGATTTTAAGTCTGCTGTGTCTACCAATTCCACCACACGGGCAAATATCTTACTTGCCGTTACTCTCTTCTTTCTTACTTCGTGTGGTTACTGTGCTTATAATAGTAGTTGTAATTGAGCACCATGTTAGCCTCCTCCACATCATACTGTCCAATATCTTTCATGATAGTCCTCTATACTAGCGTTGTAAAAAGCGGTTGACCGTTAAATTTAACCCAACGTCGCATTTGAGGCTCTCCCTCCACAAGCTTCTTAGGAGATACTAGCATCCCTCTTGCATTGTCTAGCATTGGCACTTCTTCCATTGTTTCGTGGATTCGCCAAATTTGCCCAAATGTCTCAATAAGTGCTTTACCTTTTCGGCTTACACCTTTAAATTTAATTGTCTTTTTTGCCATTTTATAATCCTCACATGAGTTAAACACATTGTATTAATACTAATGGCCCGCCTGGTAGGACTCGAACCTACGGCCCTTTGCTTAGAAGGCAAATGCTCTATCCAACTGAGCTACAGGCGGTGTGTCTCAATCTTTTGGAATTGATTTTTCGTGGATTCGATACTTAAGCGTTTCACACGCTCCTACCAAAGTCGCATAGTTACACTCTGCAACAAAACCTGAGGCTACACTACCGTCTTTACCTACAGCTGCAAATCCAACCCCTGCGAGAGCTCCGTTCTCTGCGCTTTGTAAGATCTCGCTACAAAGACTAGTAATGTCTGCTTCGGTGCTGTTTTCTTCTTCGGTGCTTTTTTCTTTTTTCATTAGTTTCTCCTCATTCAATAGTATTTCGGGTAAGTCGTCGATGGTCCGTCAAATATGTAAAACTCCTCGCCAGCCTTGATGTCGCCGGTGCTCTGGGGTGCTCAGACTTATTTTTCCATAGAGCAACTCGACCCTTGTTGTCATATTTGTTAGGGTTCTTTACGTACTTCTTAATTTCGTCGGCCAATGGGTATTTTCTTGACATCGTTTTGCTCTAAGTATTTATAGCCTACAAAATCTATCTTTGTAAAGACGGGTAATTTAGGTATAGTCTTATGTACTCTATACTTTTTATTTAAAGGGTACGGAATATGATACACCGTACAGCCCCTCACTGAGACTTGTTGGGTGTTGAGATGTAAATCTCGTTTTATTTGAAGCGTTAAACATCCCAATAAATCTTCATGTTTACTATTACATAGCTCAGAAGTAGTTAAGAAGTGATGTTGTTTCATTTTTGAAGCGATTTCAATATATCTAGCATTTCTTGTACTTTTTTTATATCCTTACAAACATCTGCGTACATATTAGCTTCTTGAATCAATTGTTCAAGCGAAATTGCTTTTTTATTTTTTGTGATTACATTTAGTCCTGGGATGACCTCATACATTAAAATGATCTCCAAAAATTGTTAGTATTTCATAAAAAAGCCCCTAGAAATTTCCAGGGGCTTCTTATTATTACGGTTATTCTTCTGCTTCAGCTTCTTTTGCCTTTGCAGCGGCTTGCTTAGCGCGGTACTCTTCGAGAGCCTTAATAGCTTTCGGAGAAACTTCACGCTTGGGCTTGCCAGCAGAATAGGCTCCCGTAATAGATTCCTGATTCTGCGTGATCCACACAGCAAGATCTTCGTTGTTCTCTGTGGCCTTCATTAGCGTGTTCTTTGCCTGAAGCGCCTTTTCTTCTTCCGTCAAACGCTTGACTTTTGGCCAACGGAACGTATCAACGAGTTGATCTGCATTTTCCACCAAGAACTGCATGTCCTGGGTGTTGTTGATAGTACCTTCTTTCACTGCCTCCGCTACTACTTCAAGTCCTCGTGAAATCTTGTTCCGCTCTGCCTGTTTAACACGGCGAACAGTACCGACTTCAAACGCAGACTCTACAGTATCGCGGTTCTCCAGAAGCCACTCGCTAAGCTCTTCATCGCTCTCTGTAACTTCATTGAGAGCATTCAAGATTGCAGGTCGACGAAGGTAAGCATTCGCTTCTGCCTTAGTGTCGAAGGTCTTGTTATCAACTACAAACGCACTTTTAATCTCTGACATAACTAGTATTTCCCTTTTAGTAATGAATAATAGCAATACATCAGTATTGCGTATAAGATACCGCATAGCACGGTAATGGGTTAATTAAACAAAATCTATCTGATAACAGCTTGAGCCACAAGGTGAGCCAAGTTGGTGTAGCACTCTTCTACAAACTCCACCGTCTGGGTGCCTAGGAGTGGCCTCACGACCGTTTTTGGCGAGTTGTGGGGGCCACTCAGGGGTTGCGGCTGACGAGCAGAGCGACGCGCTGGGAAACATTTTAACATAACATTTTTCAACTTAATACGAAACAGAGTTAAAATCACCCATACGTTCTACCATAGAACCATCAAAGACCTCATCCAACAGCTTTTCAATGAATTCGGTAAGATGTTCAGATTGGGGTAATTCATTCAACTTCGCATAAAAGGCTTGTATATACAGTAAGTCTACACCGACAATTTGATCAAGCAGGGTTTGTCTATCGTCTAGGTTTAAATTATTGATTTGAAATGCCATTTTTAACAGTTGACCTACAGAAATATCCCAGCCCCTCTTTAAGAATTTCCTTGTTCGAATCACAGATGAAATCGGGTATAAAGAACCTGTGTAAAATAACGACTTAGAGAGCATGCTCTGAAGGGCTCTATGAGGAATAAAAAGATTATTTAGACTATAATCATAGCAACATTGTGCATGAATAAAGTCAAAGTTTTTCACAATCTTGTGATAATCACCCGTGAAGCGAATAATAACTTGAATATCACTCCTAAATGAAATAGCATTATTTGTTATAGCCGCAATTCCATGTTTTAATTCCCTTTGTTCGCCTCCTGCAACTGCCATCATTAGACGCTCTTCTTTTCCTTTTGCAGAGTTTTTAATGAAGATCCTTTCTCCAGTCTCTCCTTTGCTATCAACAAACTCAATAGTTTCTGCATATATTTGCCTCGCTGACGTTTTTAGACTTTTATTTCGGATATTACACATTTTTTCAGCAAATTTTAATGCAAAATGAAAATCTTTAAAATAAATATCATAGTCATTTACCTTTTCACCCATTAACATTGATGCAATAGAGCCTCCAAACACTTGTACATTCTCTTTAAACTCATTTATAAAATAACTATCGAACTCAGGCTCTAGTCCATACTTGATAAAGTCATCAATAACGCATTTAATTTTACTTTTAATATTTATTGCCTTCATTCCTGTCACTTTAAAGCTCCTTTATTTCTTTTAATGAATTTGAATCTGTTTTATCCTCTCTTACTTCAATAAATCTTGGTAAAAATAGAGAATACTTTCCTGGCTTGGTTTTATTTGTAATGACTTCATTAAAGCGAACTGTAACGGTTTTTCCATAGTATTCATCACGGTCGTTCCAGATGTATTCTCGCATATCGTCCGAAAGACCTGCTACTGCTACCTCCAATTTATTATCAGAAGAAACACAGATAATTGAGCCAAATGTTTTTTCATTCTTACCAGTACCCTCACGAAACCCTTTAATTTTTAGCTCGCACTCTTTCTCAGCTTTTAGCTTAAATTGCTGTTTTGATGTGCCATTTTTCCATATAGCATTTCGCTCTTTTACAATAGCGCCTTCTTTACCTTCTATCAGCCTAGCCTTGAAGAAATCCATCGCTTCTTCTTCAGCATTCACTATTTTGAAACTAATAGGCTTGATGTGACACAACGTTTCGCATAGCTTCAATACTGAATCGAAACGACGATGGTATGGAGTTCTATCAATTTTCTTTAGCAAAGAATCATAGCCAATTAAATCCCAAACGTAGTATACGAAGCCAACCCCAACTGGCATTGCTTCATTTACTTTTAAGATACTATTTAAAAGGCCATTACCTGTCTTTCTAGGTAAAATTTCACCCTCAAATGTTACTAAAAGTTCTCCTTGCAATTGTATTACTGGGGGTAAGTCAAAAACTTCTAAATTAATTGAAGCAAGCTCTTCTTCAATCTTGTCAAAAGCTCCCTTAGAGAAGAGTAAACCAGTTCTATTCATGACAGTGACATTGTCCGCCTCTATGGTAATAGTCACGAACATGCCATCTGCTTTCTCCTGTACATATGCCCCTTCCCATTTAAAGTTTCGAACATCTTTTGGAAGACAACAACGCATGTACAGTGTTTCAGGGATAAAACCTTTTTGTGCCTTATTGATAGTCTTGGCACCGATATTTGCTTTTAGATCTTTATCGAGAATATCTTTAAAAAGCCAGCAAGATTTTACTGTTAACTCTTTCATCCTTTCTTCTACTTTCACTTTTGCTAAGTTTCCTGAATAGTCTCTACTCGCAAGTTTCTTTAAAAGCGCAATGTCCTCTTCTCCAAACTCTTCAGAACCTTGGCCAGTAACACCTGGTAAAGAATCGCTCTTAAGATGAAAACGAATAAAAGGATTATAAGCGTAATTCAAAACTTCTGCAAACAAGTCAAACTCAATGAAGCAAGCAAGTAAATCGATTGTACCATTATTAGAAGGTTCATCTTCAACGTTACGGAGGATGTCATAAACTTCATCACCTGTCATCTGAGACTACCATCGGTGGCTCAAAGCTAATCTTCGTAGAGATCTCACCTTTAAACTTAAGCTCATAAATAGCGACAATCCCGTTAATCGGTGGCATTAGCTGTTGAGTGGCACAGTCTTTAGCGTCTTCCAAATCATTAAAAACCTGATATGCAGGCTCCTTATTGCGACAATTGGTTACGACAAGATATGACATCATTGTGGAACTCCTTTTATTAAGTTAAATGAACAATAATATAGCCTTTTTGTCCGGAAGGCATAACCGGTGGATTTTATCACATTACAACAAATTAAATAGGTTTGCTTATCTTACAGGACACATTCCGCTAGCACACTCATCGTCCGCTTCAAATGTAGCATAATCTACACTAGTAATAATTTCAGTATTAGCAACAAGCGCATCATATACCTCTTTGCTTATTTTTTCGAGGGGTGCTTGCACAAAGCCATGGTCTGAATGCAATAAGAAAGAAAGTGATTTATGATTATCTTTGTAATTTTCTTTTAGGTACTCTTTAATTTCTTCCAATTCTTCTTTTCTGTAGTATACAGTACAACTTACACTATTGTCAGACCATTCGCGTTGCATTCTACTTACTTCTTTCAACTGATCAATAGCTGACATCTCCTCAGCAAGTATTGTGCCTTCAGGATGCGCAAATGGGAAAGTTGCAACCATTGTATTGTGGTCAAAAGAGCCATCTTGATTTAATGCAGGTTCAATGGGGTATCCGGCTTTTCTGCATGATTCTACAAGGGGGTGATTAGTTGCAATCCGTATTCTCCGATACATATACTGAGCATATGCTGGATGAATCCCCGGTGTAGTCCCAGGAAGCAACGACAACGTACCCGAAGGTTTTACCGTAGTCAATTTTATGGATTGTGGAAAATTATTTTCTTTAGAATATTGAGCGTCATACTCACGTAAGTACTCATATGCGGTTTTTAGCCACACGCGTTGTTCAGTTGAAGCTTGAAGTACACCCGTCATACCGATACCCATTCGCATATTACTATGCACAATCTCTTGGGTATCGTGATGGTGACAAGGTAATGTTAGTGAATGTTTACAAATTCTATAAGCATACTCAAGAACATCTAGCAGCTCTTCATAACTATCAATGTTAGGAAGGAAAATTTCAGCAAGACAACAAGTTTCTTTATCTGCTAAACTTTGTTCAGCGCATGGGTTATAGCCCATAACATCTGGGTCAGGGTATTGATATTCACCAGTTCGACCGATAGCTCTAGATAGCTCTAAATTAATCAAACCATATGGCTCACCTGCTACTTCATATGTTTCCCAGAAAAGATTGTTAAGCATACGAATGTCGTTACAGACAACACTATTATTGCTCATAGCACGCCAATTAGGAACACCACCAAGATCCCATCGTTTTGCTCTTAGGAAATCGATATCATCTGCGTCCCCAATAGCAATTTGTGCTGATCTTCGGACATTACCCGCAACAATAATGTGACCAATAATGTTCATAATATCAAGCGCATCGATAGGTCTGATTTGCCTCCCTCGACGTCTCTCGAGAACTTTGCTAATCTGACCAATTCCCCAAACAAGATCTTCAGGTCCGGAAGCTACACCACCAAATCCTTTGATAGGTGCGCCTTTTCCACGTACAACTTGAGTACTAAATGTAAATGTACCTTGAGTCTTATGCTTAGATAAAAAAGCAGACTTTAGAACTTTGCCTAAAAGTTTTACCCAGCCTTCTCTGCTGTCAGGTACAATAAAATCTGCCCCTGCGCTATTTACTTTACGTGGTGCGCTGAAATGAGTCTTAACAGAAGGTATCTTCGCTACATTCTCACGTTGGATGTTATACCCTACTCCAGAGCCTAATGCAAGCATGTCCATAGCCCACGTAAAGGGTCGTATTGGTTCATCTACCGTTGTGAATGCACAATTTTGTAATGACGCCAGACCAATTCGATCTACAGTCTTAGTGCCTAGCTGCCACATAAATCTTCCAGCAACCGAAAACTTAAGGTTCAATAAAAATTGCTTGAGCCGCAATTCTTCACTGAGACTAAATCCGCAATTTAATTGCCGATCGCATGCTTCAATTACCCTATCTGCAGTGTCTTCAAATTCTTCTGTA